TTACCGACACCTTTTTACCCCGTTTTCGCGCCTGCGCAATAAAAGTATTCAACAGGTAAGTTTTGCCCGTTCCAGCCGCGCCAGTCAGCAACGCCGACCGACCGCTCAGCAGAATAGCCAGCGCTAATTCTTGGTCCATTTTAGCCCCGTGGCGGTTCGCCTTCTGGCTCGCTGAGCAGCTTCTTCGACTTAATTTCGTAACGCTTGCCCGTGATTTTACTCTCGATATAATCCTCGTTAATGAGATTTACAAACATATCCAAATCATTGCCGTCCATGATAATAATCGCGCCATTATCATCGCTCATCAATTCCAATTGCATCTCATCAGCATAGTCCAAAACATCTTCCTGCTTAACCGCGCCGATTTCCAATTTCTGCAATTTATTGACTGTCTTTTTGCGCTCTTTCACCAGCGTATTAAGATCCATTCCCTCTGGAAAACTTAGCTTATATTCCTTCTCAATTTCCGCTACTTTTTTATCAGCAATCACCTGCTTTTTATATTCATAGCCAAACATTCGCTCAAATTTTCCAGGATTAAACGCAAAAATATCTTTGCCAACAATCAAAACTTGATTATCATCCGGAACCTTAAAGCCAACCTCTGCCTTAAACGAACCAAATTTGCCGTCAGAAAATTCCCAAGCCAACGCGCTCTTCAGTGTCTGACCTTGCTGAATCAACTTAACTGTGTAAAATATTGCGTCAGGATTATTCGGATCGGTAAATCGCGCCACAATTCCCTTCATTCGCTTAAACTCGTGCTCAGTTTCCGAAAACTCCACGATGTCGTGACGTTCATACTCAATCAAATGAATCAATGTTTCAGCTCGCCCAACCTTTTCCAGATCAGTCCTCAACAGAACGTTATCTTCTGATTCACTCAATTCATAATCGCGAACACTCAGTCCAGTACCCGCACCCAAATTGACCTGATTGATATAATCAAACAAGAACAGCGGTCTGAGTTGTTGCTCAACATCGCCTTTTATCGGCATAAAATATGGCGTGTAATTTTTGCTAAATAAGAATAGCTCTATCTGTAAATCATTCTTCTTTGCATCGTTTTGATTTGCCCACAAAAAAATATCAGTCGTTTCCCTCACTTCTTCCATTTTTCTAGTATAGCAATTTTTATCAGATGTCGCTAGCAGTTATTTAGCTAATCTCTCGCCTTCACGCGCCCGATTAGCCCATTCATCAGCCAATTCGTTTCCTTCGTCACCCTCATGACCGCGCACCCAACGCAAATCCGCTTGAGAGTTTGAATATAATTCGTACAATTCACGTACAATATCCAGATTTTTAATATCGCCGCCCTTTTTTGTCCAGCCGCGCTTTTCCCAGCCCGGCGCCCATTTGGTAACCACGTTAATCCAAAACTCACTATCAGAATAAATCACACACGGCGCACCATTAGCATCTTTCAATGCTGCAATTAAAGCTTTGCCCTCCATGCGAATATTAGTAGTATCGCCATCCTCTGACCCCAAAATGTAAGGCTGAAGATCACGAATAACCGCAAACCCACCTGGACCGGGATTCGGCGAAGCAGAGCCGTCAGTATAGTAAGTTGTCATTAGTATGATTATATCACTGAAAAATATTACATGATAGAGCAAACCGCTCAACCATGAATCTTGTTTTTTCCAGTGATGTTAAAGGTCGTCGATGGCGGTGTCACCGCTCATCTGAACTGTCTTCAGTATAGCAAAACGCAAGCGTTCTGTCAATACGCTTGCGTTATAAAATGGGCAAAAATGATACGAAAGCTGTGGAAAAGTCCGCACCATTACCTCTGTTGTTATGATGTGACGCTAAACTTCAATCTTTCAAAGCACGCTGCCATCTGGCCATCCAATCCATGCAAATATCGCTGCGTAATCACCGCGTTTGAATGACCAAGCATCTCCTGTGACTCCATAAGTGTCGCCCCGTTTCGCTGAATGTCTGTAGCGAACGAGTGCCGCAAAGCGTGCGGGTGAAAATTGCGAAATCCAGCCAGATAGAACGGCTGACGCATTAAATGCCGCAGCTCCTCGACGCTGAGTAGTGTACCGCTCGACTTCTGCCACAAATAATCATCAATACGCTGACTAACGATCCACTGCGTCAATCTTTCGCGAGCTTCTCGACTCATATGTACCTCCCGCCGTTTAGCACCCTTGCCAGTAAATACAATCATCCTGTCACTGATGTTCATTAGTCTTAAGTTCCTTAGCTCAGTGATACGTAAACCGCAATCAAACGACAATTTAACTAACAACCACTGAATCTGATTGCAATATCCCAACACCTGCTCGATTTGCTCTCTCGTGTAGAAAACGCGGCGAATCGGCTCGGTCTCTTTCTGCTTAACGATGTGGCGAATCTTTAATTCAGGCATCTCCACGCCCATATCTCTGAAATATCTGAACATTGCCACCACATGACAAATTCGTGTATTGATAGTCCGGCTATTCAAACCTCGCCGTGCCTGCTCTGTAATCCAGTCGTTCACCTGCTGCGTCGTAATTTCGCTCAGACTGCTGGCTGGCACGCTAGTTCTAAAATCTCGCATCACCCACCGCTTAGCGCTCAATGTTTGGCGGCTCATCCGGCGCGTAAACTCGCAGTACTCCAGATATTCGTCAAAAGCTCGCTCGATTGGCATAATTGTATTTTTCGTCATGATATTTTAACTCCACTTAAAAAACCAGTTCTATATAGAATGTTTATACTGAACCTCTAAAGGCTCAATTGTATATAGAACCCTCACATTTAATTTTCTGATAATTCTGTTATCAAAAATGGGCGGCGGCGGGCGGATTTGCGTTAATTTGAATAAAAAATACGGCCAAACGGCCGCTTCCATTACACAAAACTCCCAAATACTCGCATATATCTAAAATTATTGCATAATATTTGCACACAAGCAAACGCAAACAAGCCGCTACGCGAGCGACGTCAAAATGTGAGCAGTGATTGTTACGTTATCAAATTGTAGCCGCGCTTCATCTGCGCTAACTTATCTAATCCGTCAATATTGATCGATAAGGCTACCTGCTCTTGCATTTTCTGCTTGTGACGCTCCTCTGCCGCCTTAGCTTTCGCCTGAGCAATCAATTTGCGCAACCAATCCGCCGTCTTTGCCAGATTCGCACTCGACCAAATAAACGCAAAATATTTACGTGGGTTTCGTTTACGCTTTGCCAGCTTAATCGAATAATCAAACTCTTTTGCGTAGTTGATCTGGCGATTTCTGAACATCGGCAAATAGTTGTCGTCAGTGATTAGCTTTGTCGCCTTACCTAATCTCTGCTGCATTTTCTGAATTCGTCGCTCGTCTATGGTTATATTCCCCATTTTACCCTCAAAACGCCATTCTGCTCTTGACAAACAAAAATAGCCTCTAAAATTGATAACAATTTTTTGAGGCTAGATACAGACAGCCCACCCTGATTTGCATCTGGGCGGGCTGAAAATCCTGTACGTTCACTAGTCATTCTAGCAAACTGATTTTGCTTTGTCAACAAAAACACGCCCCCATTTTCAGAGGGCGGAAAGAGAGCATGGATGCTTAAACCATGCGTTTGCAGTTTATCACTATTTATTAGATTCCGCAATAGCAACGTCAGCAACGACCAGTCGTCGTATATATTCGCTAACTGTCATATTCAACTCGGCAGCACGATTGACGATCATCTCGTGATCGCTTTCTGAAACTTTTATATGTATGTGCTTATTTTTCACATTCTACCTTTCTACCCGATACGACGCCTCGGGCGGGGCTGTTAATATTTAATAAATAGCATTGACGGTAAAGTATTTCAAGCCATCGTAGCGAATTTCAGCTTCATCGTTACCACTCGATTCAATCTGCTCTACCGCGTTTCTGAGCGCCTCTCCAGCATTAAACACCTCCACCAGCTCGTCATCTTCATCGTAAAAGAATATAGTGCCGTTATCTACTACCGCTTCATAATCCTCATATCTGTCTAGCTCCTTCACCGTCTCAATGATATTTGCTAGCATAGCATCCCTGTCTAACTCAGCGGCGATAGATTCAACTGTAGCGTGCTGTGCCGTGCTTCTGCCGAATCGTTTACGCATCTCACGCCTCATTATCGTCTCAAGTTCTTCTCTATCGTTCTTCAAGCTCTCATCTGCCTCAAATTGCATCTCTTGTGTGGGCTGGTCGCCTGTGTAGTACCACCCTGTAAATGTTGCCATTTTCTTATCCTTTCTTGGCGGCGGCGATGGTTGAGGAGCTGTTTATTTTTTAGTGTTTGATTTTATCGACCGATTATTTTCTAGCTTTAGTTTTCTTAATCAACTCAAGCTTTATGGTTATTTTAAGTCTGAAAAGTTGTAATGATGTTTTAAGCATTTTTACTCTCTTTCTTGCCGCCGAATTGTTAATTGTTGCTTGGTTGCTCCTCAACCATGTCTTAAGTATAACAAACGTGTTGCCGTATGTCAACACGTTTTATGAAAAAAGTCAGAGATTTTTCGACATTTTTCATCGCCCATGTTAAACCTGTGGAAAACTCACAATGTTACACGGTATAGTCCTACCACGACACTTGTCGCCAGCAGCCCGCGGCGACCGCAGCACGTCAGAGGTCGACACTGGCATGAAGTGGATTGACGGCCGCACGATTTACCAGAAGACGTTTTCAATGGGCGGCTTAAAAGTTGCTGGCAAAACAACGAAACCGCATGGCATTGAAAAACTAGATATGGTTATCAATATTAGCCGCATTGCAAAGGAATATAGTATTGGCGCGACAATTAACCTACCACACGCTGCCGACCAGCAAGCTTATACGGTGACAGTTTACGCCGATAATAGTAACATCAATATCCAAACATACGCAGATCAATCCGGTTATAAGACTTCATTTGTGACAATTCAGTACATTAAGAAGTCTTAGATAACGCCAATTGCCACCCACGAAACCCCATGCCAGGCACCGCCAAATATTCCAGTAGTCGAAGCGTTGAGCGTCGTACCGATATTTGTTACAGCGCCAGATTCAATATTCAAACCACTACCGATCACTTGATTAAATTCGCTGATGCTGGTAGCTTTGCTGCCAGTTTTATAGCCAATTAAGGTCGGTGACATTGAGAAGACTTGTTTGAACTGCTTTGGAAATACGACAGGGATCGGCTGTCTTTTTGTATTGTTGCCCCAGAACTGCACCCAGCCAGCCTGCACCAAAATATTGCCTGTAACACTCTGATTGGCACCGTCAGCACTGAATGCCAACAGAGACGGTGAGTTGATATGTCGTGGTAGGACTATACTATAATAAAAATATGTTTATGATACTCAAACGAATCGCTATTCGCTTGTATAAAGAATATCGCTATATTTTCCACGGCAAATAACGTCAATATCGCCTAATCTGTACATTTATAATCAGGAGGATTCATATGGAAAACACTGAAAAAGTACAGAATTATAAGGGCGGCGAGATTCGTCGAACACCAGAAGGATATTATGTTTTTGTGAAAGATGGAGCACATAGTGGCCCATACGTCAGCATTTCAGCAGCCAGAGGTGCTGTCGAAGCAACCGACGCTGATGTCGATAATGCTGATGAAGAGCCCGCTGTCGAGTCCAGCGAGCCTGTAGCCACCGAGGAAACGACAGAAACCGCCGATGAGCAGCCAGAGGCTGGAAATACCAACGACGACGCTGAGGCTGGTGCTGTCGAAGCAACCGACGCTGATGTCGATAATGCTGATGAAGAGTAGTTATGGCACTAGGCTTTCCTAATAGCAACGGCGGGCGTACCACTGATAGTGCGTTATTCCACGCACTTGGCAACGCTTTTGTTGGCTCGTGGATCAGCGGCTTTAGGGTGCGCCAAGCCAGCCCTGTCGGTATGAATGTACTGATCGGCGGTGAGAGTGGTATACCTGATGATTTATTGGTGCGCGACGCTATGTCGGCAACATTTCCTGTGAGCAATCTAAGTACGCAACCTGTTCAGGCGAGCGTTACCACGGCAAACAGCGCCAATCCGCGAATTGACGCAGTGGTGATTTACATCGACACAAACGTGGCTGCGTCGCAAGCCGTCGCCAACAATGAGAACCGCACAAAAGCCGTTGTCGTTCCAGGTACGCCAGCAACCAATCCAAGCGCACCAACGCCATCGCAGATCAAAGCGAAGATTGGTGCATCTAATCCATATGAAGTCATCGCTGAGATACGTGTAAACGCTGGCACGACGACGATTCTCGACTCTGTTATCACCGATAGGCGCAATCCAGCCACGCTGGCTGACGGGCGGATTAACAGGGCTGAAATGTTCAAAAACGGCGTGATTGGCTCTGACGCACTTGGCAATGATATAGTCCTACCACGACACTTAAAATGGTCAGATTTTATTCAGTCAAAAAGAAATAACGCCAGCAAATCATCTGGTTCGATTATTCAGCACGGAGTAGCGATGCTCAACGTACCCGCTCAAGCGATTGAAGGCACTATTCAAATCACTTTTCCAAAGCAATTCAAAACGCTTCCTACTGTAGTTTGTTCTTTTGGCGGATATGGTGAACCTGGGGACCCGTGGACAGATACTCCGAACCCATCCTGGGGTGGCTGTGCTTTTAGTGCTGTAAATGTAACGAATACCTCATTTACTGCTCGATGTCGTCGATTTGATGGCGCTCAACTTCTAGGTACGTATTATGTGAACTGGATAGCGATTGGCGAACAATCGAATTAGCGATCAAAAAAAGACGCCTCAAAAATGAGGCGTCTTTATATAACAACGACTGCTAATCACAACAATCGCCCAGTCATAATACTACTTTTTGAGCGACTGCTCAAGCCTGTAGTTTATCTCACCAGTTACACTACGACCGTTTTCAGCAGCAAGCACCACAAGCCGCTCATACACTTCCTGCTTAATTCTGACATTGTAAACTGGTGTAGGGATCTCAACCTTAGATTTAATAATCTTGCCATTCTTTTTTATAATTTGATTTACTATTGGCATAGCATTTCCTTTCTTTTTAGAGGACCTTAGCGCCAAGCGAGGCGTTAGTTTTATATTAGTTGTAAATCATTTTCTATCTGGTAGGCGATTGTTTCTTGATCTAACACCTCTTTTAATTCGCTGAGCGTGTTCATCACCTTTTGTCGTTCGCCCGATAGATAGAGTACCGCTGTTTCTTCTACCTCACCTTTCCAACATCCGATGACTGGATATTGTAGAGTGAAAGCTTCGTGATTAGCGTTTACAGTTGATATTATCTTGTCGACCTCAAGTTTTTTAGTCTTATTATTACTGCCGATAAAAGCTTTTATTGTGATTAGTTTCATTGTTATATCCTCTAATTGTTAATGTGCCTCGCTTGACTGTCTTAATTATAGCAAAGTTGCTTGCATAATGCAAGCGTTTTACATACATTTTATGGACTTTTTATAGTTTTCCACAGATAAAGATAATCCGCCTCATATAAAAAGCTACCGGGCTTGCAAACACAGTAGCTTAATTAAAGGTAGAGTTTCAGTTGTTCGGGATTTCCGAATTACTTAACAGCCTCTTTCATCTGTCGTACTAAGTCTAGAATAATAGTCTTAGCTGCGGATAATCCAGCCGCGATTGCAGACAGTGCGGTAGCCATTATTAAAGCGTATAATTCGTGCCAGCTTGCCGCAAATAGTAGATTGACTAGATTTACGCCCGCAAGTAAAAATGTCGCGATAAACGTCTGTACAAACGTCCATCCAGCACGAATAGCTACGTCTTTATAATTGATATTTTTTAATGCTTCTAGTGATTTCATATTATCTCCTTATTTCTTAAATAAACTTATTAGAAAATCGATAATTAGCTGTAGTAAGCTTCTAGTTGGTTTTTCGGTCTTTACTTCAGGTTTTGGCTCTGGTTTTATTTCAGGCTTAGCTTCAGGCTCTATTTCAGGTGTCTCAGATTGTTGAGGTTTACTCATTGCTTTTAATTCGTCAATAGATATTTTCGATGTTGAAAAGTCCAAGTTAAATCCGTCAACCTTTCCGCTCTCTGTGTACTGATGAATAAGCGAGCCGTGTGCGTAATTGTCTTTCGTCCCGTAATTCGGATACCAATCCACTCGATCCAAACCTAATTTCTGAATAATAGCTTCACCTGCATAAGTAAATACCTGTTTTCCAGTTTTCTGCAAGACTAAGTTCTTAAATAGCTTTAATTGCTCGAGTGTGCCTTCAAAATCTGGCTCTAAATCGACGAATAACAGATGTGCGTTGACAAGTTTTTGAGCTTCAATAAAACGCTCTGCTTCAGTCTTCGCTTCTTCATCGGTTGAAAAATAAGGCAACCAGTAAATGCCCAATAGCTTATCTCCTGCGGCTTTAGCGAATTTTACCAGTTTCGGGTCAATCTTGTTAGCGTCGCCTCCGTAGCTTTGACCGACGTGTCCAGCCTTAAGAATAACGCCAGCGAACTTATGAAAATGATTTACAATAGCGTCGTCTTGATGATTTGAGACATCTAGTATAATCTTACTGTAGTCTTCTTGTGGTTCTGGTTGAGCTTCAGGCTTAGCTTCTGGCTGCGGTGCTGATTTAGGCGTCAAATCTGGCAAATCGTGCAAATCTTTATCCTCGAACAGCTGACGGCTCATATATTTTCCACTACGTGCTGTTACATACCAAACAGTATCACCAGCGACCGATTGACCATTCGTAACATAACCTTTCATCGCAATGACGTCGCCTTTTTCTAATTCCTGAAAAATAGCTGAATTTGTGTTGGCTTCGTCGCGAGCGTTGCCGTCCTCTTCCATTTTTCTGTCTGTTGGTTGAGTTTCGTCGTAGTCTTCGGCAATTCGTCGTCCATCACAGCAGTATGAGAAGCCTAGATAATCTGGTGCATAATTTCCCATCCAGTTCATAAGCTCTTCAATGCTGTTATAAATCCCTCGTGCTCCACTGTGCACTTCGCTGTCATGGATTTCGATTGAGCCATCGGCGCGTTTTCTCATCAAAAAGACGTGTCCGTCATCTACATACTGACCTATTGAAAAGCCCAAAAATCCTACCACCCAAATACCTACTGGTGCAGGACCTGTATTTATCCGACCTGCATTTAATTCGTTTAAGTACGCTGTTTGAGCGTTTGGTGAGCGAGTTAGTGAGCTAATCGCGTCATCTACATATTGCAAACACCAACCGCTCCGTGCGCCGACATTGATATTTGGATTGTAGGTTTGCCTGACTGTCATTGTTGCCTCCTGTTTACGGTTTATTCACGACTCTCACAATCAAATCGACCATAAAGCCAATCACAGTAATTACTGCTGTCATTACGCCAGCACCAATCTTGGCTTCGCTCTTGGACAGATAATTGCCTTGCATCAGTTCCACGCGGGCTATCAGGGCTTTAAGCTCCTCGGCATCGGCTTTCGATTGTGCCAGTTGACTTACCGACTCCGCCAGTCGCGACACGTTGTCGTTTATAGAAGATAGTCGCTCATTCAGCACATCATCGCGTGCTGTTATTATGATGCCCAATTCCCGCACGGTTTTAGGCGTTTGATTCATTGATTCTTTGTCTCGTATATTATTCATTCTCACTTACTACATTACAGATTAGGTATACTCAACTCTCAGCTCGCCATCAGACGTAGCGAACGCGTAGATTTTGAACGTGTTGCTGCCGAGGTCGACCAAGAAATCTGATATATTTAGCCACGTCTGTACACCACCGCTGTTTCGCTGGCGCTGAAAATAGCGAGTAACATCCTCTAGTCTCGAGCCATGACTGCTGCGCCTGCCAACCATCAGCTTAAAAACCATACCAGACTGATACGTGCTGGATTTCGGCGTAAATACAATTTTGAACCGCCTCAGAAACGTTGCGTCACGCTTGTCGATCGCAGCTTCTAACTTGACGCGAAATACCTGCACGCCGTCAGCACCAACACGCTGTGCCGCTTTCATCTCTGCAATCTCACGCTCACATCGCGTGATAATTCTTGCCATCGTTTCGTCATCTATGTCTTTAATTCTCATAACATCCTGCTTTCAACGGTTAAATCAACGTTGGCATTTGCCACCACAGCACACTTCATCTGTGCCAATATACTGCTCAGCCCCTTTTGCACATACACGTATACAAACCACCTGCGAACGTGTCGCGAATCGCTCGATATCGGCATCATGTCAATACGTACTGGTGCCGCACTGTTTATCAACATCTTGTCAATAATCAAATCGGCCAACAGGAATGTTTTGTCTTTTTTTGCTGTCGCCGTAATAACAAACGGCACACCCGACGCCTGCTGTTGTCCACCAACCACATTAGCCACTTGGTTAAAGTCCCAATCGCTACTGCTGGCACTTTCGTAGAACACCAGCCCGCTCGATGCCATCACCTGGCCAGTTTTAAGATCGCGAATATTGCGGTCAAGTGACGTCAAGATGTCCGCCAGCTGGTTTTCAGGTAGCATATTCAGCCGATTCACAACAGACTCGCTTTCATACTGAACGAGCCCCTGTCGGTCCCTAGAAAAATACACTTGGCGTAGACATATTTCGTCTGCCCTGATTGCGGATTGTCGATTGAGGCGGTAGCGCTAAATGCCAACTGGCTTGGTATCTCTAGTTTGTTAATATCTGGCGAACTCTGATCAATAATACTGCCGGTGACTGGCTGCGCACCCGCCAGCGTGTCAGGGTTGTCTCCGACATAAAACTGCGGTAAAAACAGCACGTACGGCCACTGCTGTTTGCGTGCGGTAAATGTCGTCTCAATCTTGATTATTCTGCCACCAATAAAAGCAGGGTCATATGTGACGGGTATCATCGCGTCGTATTCTTGGGCGCTTTTCGTCTCATAGTAAATAATTCCAGACTTATTACTGGTTCTCTGTGCCGCTTTCATCTGCTCGGAGGCACGCAGAAGTGCCCGCAATCTGCCAATGGCACGCCGCTCCTCCACCAGATTTAACCGCTCGCTCATAGGTCGTAATTGTCCAGCGTTAAAGTTATCTCTTCACTCATATTCTCATCAACCTTTACCGACAGTTGTTCGATACGGTAATAGCCACTCAGAGGACAAGATGAATACTTATTTTGCTCAACAACTATACGATCGCCGACACCAATATTGTTCAGATCAAACTGCGTACCGCGAACTGTGACGCGCGGCAGGTCGACCAGTCGGCTCATCACCGCCACATCAGCCTCGCAGTGCCCCGCCAGAGTGCTCAGATTCTTAATGCTGTTATACAACTGCACCTTCTCTCGTAAGATGAACTCCTGCTGGCTCAGTACGTCCTCAGCACTATAGCGAATTGTCTCTTCGCCCATGCCAGAAGCTTTGCCTATGATGTTGTTGTACAGGTTTGCCCCAGATTGCGGCAGCTCCATCCTAATTGCACCAATTCCTAATCCGTTATCAGGATAATGCACCACCACATCTGGCCGTTCGTTGCCCAGTGTCTGGAACGTCTCAAACTTGCGGTCATAGGTGAACCGAAAATCGAATTTACCGTCCTGCAAATTCGTTAGCGACACCAACGCGTCTTTGGCGTTGATATCCTCCCAATCGTCCATTCTGTCGCGTCGTATGCCGGTGCGGTACTGCCTGCTGCCCCTGGTAATGCCAACGTCGCCGTTAGGTCGATTCTGTACCTCCTGGATGATGCCCCAGGCAATGTCAGTAGCTTCAATCCCTTTCCAGCGGCCATTCAGGTATCGTGCGTCAATCAGATTCAAATAACCGTCGCATTGCACTAGTACTCGTGCGTTGTCGGCGTTAAGGTTGCGGTTCGCCTCCACTACTACCACACCAAACAAATACTCGCCATTGCGTTTGACCCTGATGTCGCTCACCCACGGCTTCAATATAGTGTTTGGGTTCTCGCCGATCCGTCGGCACTTCTCTTCCCAATCTGGCATCGACATATTAAAATCCAGCGACTCAACACCATTCCGTGTCATGCTCCAGTCGATATCTTGGCAAAGCTTCGTAATGTCTGCAATCTTAGTTTTGCCGCGGTGCCACAGCTCGACAGTGTATCGTGGTGCTACATATTCGTCCATTATGCCACTCCTGTATAGCCGTTGTACCACTCAACGATGGCCGTGCCAGTGTCAGCACTGTTCGATGTGTTAAATGTCAGTTCATTCAACCTAGGCACCAGTCGCCAATATTGGCTTCTCGTCAGGTTATTTTCGATGCCGACGCCGTTCAGAGTCACTTCGCGGTTATATGTATCAAACACGATTGTGTCGCTGTCTGTCGTGCTGATATTTAGTGCCAATATTTCGCCAGTTGTCTGGTTGGATACGGTCGGGTTGGTGACTTTGCCGGTAATTGTGATTGTCGGCCAAACATATGTATTACCATCATTTATGGCGTGATTCACCCCTCCGCCGGCCACCCAGTGCAAGCCGTCACGCTCCCAAAGTAGCCCTGTAGGACTCCACAATAAACCACCGTCACGTGGACGCTCTAGCGTGATTCGCTGTGCGGCACCGTCAGTATAGTCGTACATTCGCGGGTCGCCAGCAACCAGCTCGATGTCGTAGTCGGCAATGAGCGGCCATTCAATTTTTGGATCAAGAGGCTGCGTCAGTTTGGCGACAGTCTGGTAGACGCGTCCAGTTGGCGTGAACAATTGCACTCGCAACTTGTCGCGGATTTTGATGGTTCTAGCAATTTTTGCCATCTCGGCGTGCATCTCGGTAAGTCTTCCGTCGTGCTCCACTGCCACGAAAAAACTCAGCGGTATTTGCCGCACGCCATAGAACTGCTCATCCACACTACCGCCGTCAGCACCAGAGAACACATACTGACTGTTGCGAACGTCAGGATCGCCAAAGCCTTTCAGTGGCGGCGTCAGATGTGACAGCCCTTGTTTGCTGCCTGCCAAAAATACGCTTTCATTAGTGCGCATATTGGTGATTTGTACGTCATACGTTCTCATCAGTAACCCCTCCTCATCTGTTGCACTAGGCTGCGGTTATATTGATCGACGTCAATCCCGTTCGTCAAGTTGACGGTTTGGTTGATTTGCGGATACCCATCATTAGAGCCGCCATTGTTTTTGCCACCCCAGATATCGTCGGCTCGTAAAGAGATACTACCATTACCAGATACACTAAAATCAGGCGACAGCGAAGTTGTCATTCTGCCAGAAACTGCGCCATTCATTGTATCGACCGCTGATAACACACCTCCAATACTGTCAGTGATGCCGTTAGCAAATCCTTGTCCTAAAAATCCACCCATCTTTGCCATGACAGTCGACGGTGAATGGATACCAAAGAAATTCTTGATGCCATCAAGTACAGACTTGCCGAACCCTTTTATTTTATCTAGAATCCAGCCGGTCACGTTGCTAATGCCATTCCACAGCCCCTTGATTAGATTTTCTCCAACACTCCATAGACTTGACGGCGATAATACCTCGACGATTTTATTGATGACTTTCCATGCAGCACTGCCGATGTGACCAAGCATACTGCCAATGCCATGGATCAACGCGAACAGTAGCTTGACTGCAGACTCGCCTAATTTCTGCAACATTACTGGTTGCGTCAGTGTCGTAACAATTGCGTCAACGACACGTGGCAGTGCGTCGACCAGCGCGTTAATAACTGTAGGCAATGCTTCAATTATGGCTAAGAATAGCTGAATCGCACCCATGATCAGCGCCTGTAGCATAGTCGGCTCCGTCAGTGTTGTGACCAGGCTATCGACGATCTGTGGAATCATCGGTGTTATCACTGCGATAATTTGCGGCGCAGCTTGCAAAAGCGCCATAAACAATTGCATAAAGCCCTGAATCAGCGCTGGTAGCATAGCTATGATTTGACCAATCCACTGCGGCGCGGTTTGAACCAGTGCGTTGAGCAGGAGGATGATTCCATTGATGACAGCTGGCAACAATTTACCGAGAATTGGTGGTATAAGCGGTGTCAATCTGTTAATTATCTCTGGCAACGCCCTAGAAATGCCTCCGATAGAATCCGCCAGCCTTGGCACCATATTTTTCAAAAATACTTCGACAGACGATGTGAAATTACCAAGTATTTCATCATACGAAATATCTTCGTTACCGATACCAGCAACGAGATTCGACCAAGCAGCCTTCATCGAATAAAAACTACCACTAATAGTCTCGCTAGCTTCTTTAGCGGTCGTACCAGTAATACCCATTTTCTCCTGAACTTTATGGATTGCTTCGATGAGCTTATCGAATGGGATATCCTTGACGTTCTCGGCCGTCGCCTTGAAACCCTTGCCCATCACGCCTGTTTCATTGACCAGGCGTGCCATCTCGCCAGCAGTACCACCATAGCCAAGCTTCAGGTTGTCGAGCATAGTATAGTTGTCTTTTGCGAAGCCCTGGTAAGCATCCTGGATCCTTGCAATATCAGTGCCCATTTTGTTGGCGTTATCAGCCATGTCTGTAACGGCCATATGAGCATATTGAGCTGATTTTTCAGTGTCGCCTTTCAGACCTTGCAATAATGACGCTGAAAAGCTTGTGACGGTCTCCATGTATTGGTTTGCCGATAATCCTGCCGTTTTATAAGCATTCGCCGCATACGCCTGAACTGTGTCGCTCGACTTCTTAAACAGCGTGTCAACACCGCCAACCAACTGTTCCCATTCTGCAAATCCCTCGACAGATTTTTTGGCTAGCCCACCAATTGCTACTGCTGCGGCGGCTGTTCCAACGGCAAATGCCTTGCCCAGTCCTTTAGCTACGCCACCTACATGGCTCAATGCCCCGCCTAATTTCTCCTTTAAGCCGCTAGCCAGAGAGTTGATGTGCGGCATTACCTGGCTAACCATGCCACCAACGGCATTGCTAATCTTGCCGCCAAGTGCGCTAAACATACCAGAAATACCGCTACCAATCGTCGATAGTCCGGGCGCCAAGTTGCGTCCAATCGCACCACCGATTCCACCGAATACTGCTATCATTTTTTGCGCGACAGGGGCTAGGATTGTGCCTATACCTTTACCTAACCAGATAAATGGTGCGGCGAGTTTTTGCGCCACTAACGCCATGCCCTGTCCAACTTTAGATGCAAAACTAGTTACTGTATTAGCGGCGATAGATAATTTCGATGATATGAACGCGCCGATATTGCTAAACGTATTTGCAACAGCATTGCGTGCTCTAACGAAAGCCGCAGATATTGCACTAGCAGCTTTGCTGGCAGCGTTAGTCATTGGTGAAAAGAATGTGGCAATGCGATTGCCAATATTTGCAAAACCTGCGCTGATTTTACTTGCCAATGGCGCTAGCTTGTTAGTGATTGGTTGAATAAGCTCTTTTGAGATGATGGCAGCACTCTCAACTGCCGCATTTTTTATGCCAACCCCCAGCTGCTTAAATCCAGTTCCAATCTTGCTCCAAGAATCAGCCATTTTCTTGGTAAGCTCGTCATTATCCTTGGCGGCGCTCTTCATTTTTTTCTGAACATCAGAAACAGACTTGTCAAATTTTGACCTGTCAACTTTGTAGGTAACTACTATTGTTCCTTGGTTCATATTTCGTTTCCGTGGTATAATTTCTTTACTAAAGAAAGGATCTTATAATGAAAGATGTTGAAACATTCAAAAAGCTTGCTCTGATTGGTTTGATTCCATTTTTTAATGGACTGCCATGGTTCTATATGGGAAGAATTACCCGAGGATTGATGTACACGTTTACTTGTGGATACGCTTACCTTGGGTCCGTTAAAACAATTGCCAAAGCTGGTGAGATCGTCGACACATACAACGCTAAGCGCGGATATGTTAATACTTCTCGTCGCAACGGATAAACTCATTTCAGCTCCTTTATAGCCTTTGTCAGGGTGCCATGCATTTTTTTGTACGCTTCCCTGTTTTGTGCTGCTGCTACTACCGACAAGAGGCTCAGCGTTCGCTCACATTCGCGACGCATTGCTGCTTTTGCCAGTTCTACAGCGTCAGGCTCGTCCATCTCCAACACTTGCTCGTGCGTGTATTGCGGATAATTGAGCAAGATTATATGCACTCTCTCCTCAAAGCTTGTGAGAACTTTATCAGCCTGAATCTTCAAATACTGTTCGTATTTTTCGATATCATATCCAGGCTGATTATTCTCGTTCATAACTAAGCCTCGACTTCTCGTACTTCAATACCCTCAGCGGCTAGCTTAGTTAGCCCTGTGGTTGCTAATCGCACAATTTCAAGCAGTAGAGCGTCGACGTTGTCATTATCAAGTGCATCAAGCAAATCTCTTAAAGATAGCCCTCCCTCAACTACTGTCGCTCGAGCTACAACATCCATGACAATCGCACTACCAGTAACGGCCTTGCCGTCTTCGCCACCAATGCTTAATCGCGCAGTGTTTGCTTCAAGGGCTTTGTACTGCTTGACCCGCGGAATTAGATATTTGTAGTGCTTTGCTGGCTCGTCACCGTCTGCTGGCATTTCAATGTCCAGCAATACACGCTTCTCAGGCTGCTTCTTTTTTAGAACAAACGCCATCTCATTCTCCATTCCATAGTTGTAAAAACTACATTATTTTTTTATCAATTTAGGTATTGACACGGTGTTTTTATCACCGTGCCACCCCTGTTACGCGAATGTCAGGTCGCCCTTGATCAATTTACCGGTTACGCTGATTTCAAACTCAGTCAAACCGTCCTCTTGGCTGATGTCACTCAGGGTTGCCGTAGCGTCAAGCATGAACAACGTATGGCCTGCTTGAGCTGCTAATTTCGGCACCAACTTGAATACGCCGGGCACCTGTGTCGAACTGCCTTTTTGCAAGCCAACCTGTACAGCACCTTTTGTACCGACAGTAATGCCAGTAGTGCCGTCAATCGTCTCGCCACTGTTATAAACATAGCCAGGTACGATATTCTTGAGGTTATCCTGCCCTATGTCAGTCACCTTAAACTTGATGGTCGATTTGAACGATTTAATAAGTTTGAGGTTTGTGCCGTCGATAAAATCACGTGTCACCTCATCCTTGTCGTTGTCAAAGTCCAGGTCGTTCACACCCAAGACTTGCTTGAAGTTTTTACCAGTCTTGTCCCCGAAATACAGATCGTGGTTCAAGCCGGCGTAATCGATTGCTGCCATTTAATTACTCCTTTGCTTAATCTTTCAAAACTAATGTTACAGATTGGGCACTCCATACCCCCATCCGCAATTCAGAGGCTTCATAGGCGCTGTCTTGCATCGGAAATACGCTCACGCGAATAAATCTCGCGTCAGTGTATGGCAACTGCATCAATGCTGTTCTCAGCTTGCTGTCGAGCTCGTACAGCTCAGCTGCATCGGCTTTCACTACGGTAATCGTTAGCTCGGTGGTCAGTTTGGTATTACCTAAGTTACCACCGTCATATTCACCGCCGTTAGCCGCAACTGCCGCCATACCGTCTTGGCTTTTGTTTGCTGGTAATCGCCCGACAAACACATTTTTGCCAAGCTCTCCACCAACGGCAATAGCCACTACCTTTGCGATCTCCAATGCTACATTCATCTAAAAAACCTCTTGTAATCTTTCATGGTGCTTCTCACACCCTCATCAACGAAACCTTTACCAGTGCCGGCTGTAGTGTACTTACGCACCACATGGGTACCATTCGCACGCCTGCCGCGGTTCTGGTACTGCGAGTAGACTGGCTTCCATGTCAATCTGATAGCATCTCTGCCAATTCGCCGTACCTCGACATTGCGGGACTTGAGCGACCCTATACGTCTGAACGGTGCGGTGAGGTTGGATACTGTCAGAGTGTGATTCGCCATTGCGTTCAATCCTGTCGCTGCCTGATTCTGGAAGAACCGTTTGACGGCGACTGTATTGTCGACCACCGGCACAATTACACCTCTCTGTCGAGCCTTTCCAGCTCAATTTCAACGTGCTGTACTGTGCCGCTGGTGATAACTGCCCTGCCGACTGCTACGTTGGCAACACGGTACACTCGCTTAACACCAAACAGCGTCACCTCGGCAAAGTAGCCTTCAATTGAATAGCCAATTGATGACAGCCAGCCGTCCCGTCCGTCCAGATACGCTCTAGCATCGCCCGTCATGGCATCGTAGCTACCGCCACGAGTCAAGCCACTTGTCTGCTCGACAACACATTTCACGTTGTGCCGCTCTCCCCCCGTCTGGCGATATACACCGTCTACGGGCGCAACCAGCGTGATGTTATCGCGGAATATCATAGCGATGGACTCCACGCTGGCTCAGTGGCGTATCAGTGTAGCCAGAAACCACGCAACTGCTGATTGGCTTTACGAACTTTGCCAGTAGATCAACGTTCGCCTCAGCAAACTGGTCAATAACTTGCTTGGTGTTGTCATACGTCACTGAATGACTCAGCACTGTTTCAGATTTTACGTTATTGTAAAAACTACCTTGATTAGCTATTGACAGCGCGTCAAATAGCCTTGCTATGAGGATTTTCAAGCCATGTGGCAACGACGTTCCATATCCCCACGCTGCCTTGACGATACACCGTCCAATGTCCAGCGGATCAACCATCTCAATGATATTGAACCAGCTGGCGTTCAGCTCGTCGCCTTGACTCACTGACTTGACCACCAGCGGTCTGCCGCTTTCTGTCGTCACCTCTGGCAATAGACTAGTGAACGGATCGACAATTAGAAAACGTGAGCCGCAAGTTGTCTCATATCGACGCGGCGTATTTGCCTCGCCCTGCATTTTGGCATTCAGCAGCGCCTCTAGCGTCTCCGTCACCTGCTGCAATAACTGCTCAAAGTACTTATTCTCGGTATCAGAAAGGGGGCGTAAAAGTACGCCCTCGATATCTTCTTTAGTTACCAATGCTGTCATCTCTTACACCCCTCTCTGTTAGGCTACGTGTTTAATAGCCACTGCTGCTGCGATGCCGCTCAAGCCGCCACCTGCGAAGATCTCCTGCAAGTATTCGTGCTTATTCTGCTTCAACGCAAAGTTTGTGTAGCTCTCAATTGACTGATCGCCAACCACCTTGTATTTGTTGAATACAACCAAGTAGGCATCGTTTTCGGCGTCGTTAGTGTCGTTGAACCACTGTGGCGTAAACTTGCCAGCAAGCTCCAAGTCTTCCAAGATGTTAACGCCTGGGGTGTATAGCATATGCTTGTCAGTACCTCGCTCATCTTTCAGGGCAGTGAGGTAGCCACGCTTTGCGATAATGTAAACGTCGCCCTCAGTCTCGATTAGGTCGCGTGCATTCAAGATAGCAGTACGGCGACTTTCCCCTGATTTCGGCGTATAGGTTTTAGCAAACACGTTGCCAGCCTTAGCGTCAGCTTTGACAGATATAAACGACTTGATCTTGTCGTCGCTAGCGTCGGCCAGGCCGTCACCGATAACAATCGCACGCTCGATACTTGCGATGATTCGCTTTGGCAACTCTTGCAATACGTAACGCAACAGTGAGCCAGTACTCTTGTTCTTGCGAATAGTTTCCTTGTCAAGAGTGAGGTACTTGTAGATGTACTGACCTTCGAGCACACGGTTCTCGATAGCAATCGTAGCCTCTTTCTTGTCTTTACCAGCCTGATGTCCCAATGCACCGTCAGTATTGGTGTCCCAAGCGGTGTTGTAGGCGTCAAGTCCAGTTTTATCGACTAGGTTCCAAATTGGTCCGCCAGCCTTAAATGCACTCTCAACTGCCTCAACAACTGGGGCTGGGAATAATTTGTCAGCACCAGTAACAGCCATCTGTACGCCGTTAGCTTCAAGCTTGTCCATCCATGCTTCGCGAACAGCGGCCGCACCAGCACCTGCCTGTGCTACCAACACATCAGCAAAGTCCTCTAGCGCCTTTGGTGTGTCCAGGTAATTTACGACAGTACCTTTGTCGACAGCTGCTGGATCAGCTGGTTCTTTAACTTGCATCTTTGCAATGTCTTTTGGTTCCATTTCCGTATCCTCCTCAGGATTGTTATCAGTTGATTCTTCCGGCTCTGATTGTTCAGCTTCGTCAGCAGGCTCTGCCTCTGGCGCGGCTTCCGGTGCCGCTGGTTCGTCAGTTTTCGTTTCAGGTTCAGTCGTCGTTTCCTCGGCTGGCTCTGCCGCCTTAGCTGCTTCAGCCTCTGCTTTTGCCTTGATTTGTTCAACTAGGCTCTGCATTGGCTTGGCGTCTGCCTGCTTGACTGCCGACATACTGAATGCAAAGTTCATACCCATCGTATTCTGTACGCCCTCATCTTGCTTTTGCTTCTCTGGCGCCTCAGACACCTCATCGGCAAAACCGAGCTCGACAGCCTTATCGGCAAGCATCCACGTTTCCGCTTCCAGCAGCTCAGTGATCTTTTCATCGCTCAGCCCTGTTCGCTTGGCGTAGATAGGTGTGATTCCCTCCTCGATCTTCAGCAACACATCTTTGGCTTTCTCCATGTCATCCACCGTGCCAGCCGCATAAACGGACGGGCGGTGAATCATGATCATTGAGCCTGGCGACATGATAATCTTGTCACCCGCCATCGCAATTACTGATGCAATCGACGCCGCTAAACCATCAACTCTGACAGTGACATTTCCGTTATGATTCACAAGTGCGTTATAAATCGCCAAGCCTGCGAACACGTCGCCGCCGGGGCTGTTAATGACAACTGTCAAATCGCCCGCGTGCTGCTTGAGTTCTTCGCGAAATAGGTCAGGTGTGACTTCGTCGCCCCACCAGGTATCGCTCGCGATAGGCCCGTCAAGTATAAGCTCTTGATTATTCGATGAAACGGAATTGCTCCACTTCCAGAACTTCATGCTTTATTTCCTTGTTAAAGTTTGCTTTCGACTCCTGCTTGCCCGTCCAATTTGAGCGTCTTGCTCTCGTCTTATTTCTAAGACTACAGATTACGATTTATCGAACTCATAACGCACTTGGTCGTCTGTCGAGGTAGCGTTCACAATCTTGATATTGTTGACGTGTTTACACTTCGCATTACTACAACGCACTTGTGCGATCATCTGCGTCACACCCTTAATGTTCAGGTAGCGGCCGCACTCCTCACATCGCAAGTCCAGATCAGCCATCTCATCATCAATGATTCGCCGCTCAGCGTTGAGATATGCCTTGACGACGCGGTACTTCGGGTGGCAATGCCCGTTCGGGTGGACATCGTAGCCGTCGTTCTGCGCGAAATTATTGATAAATATGCCGCCGTCTCTGCCAATGATCGCCTCATTTAGATTTAGGATTGGCTCGTCAACTGCCACCCACTTATCTATTAGCGTGGAACAAAACTCACACGGCTTGCCGGTTTCGCTCTCCATTGCTTTCTCGATCAGCGTTCCTGTTTGGTTTTGCACCTGCTTCATAGCTTCAACACTCGACAGTGCATCAGCTCGTGATATCTCAGTGCGAGCCATTCTCTGTACTCGCCATTCGTCGGTCTTCATGATACCTCGCAGCTTCTCCTCCAACTCAGACTGTGCCCAGCCATGAGATGCCGCATGGTCAAGCACGCGGCGGATTGAGGCGGCTGTATCGTCAGCGTATGAGCGTGCCACGTTTAGCAGATAACCTCGGTAAGCTTCCTGCGTCGATGCCGCCACCACAAAGCCAGTCAATCCAGCAGTAGATACACCGTTGTCTATCAATAATTGCTTGCCGTCCTCAAAGTAAATCGCCCCTTGAACTATCATCAACGCCACGATGATCAGCAGCAGTGCCTCGGCAAACTCGTTCTGTTCGTCGTCTTCTTCGGTACTGTTTTCGGCCACCTGGCGAGACTCAGCGATAGCTCGATCAACCTGTTTCTGCATGAACTCCGTTGTTGCATCATAAATCAGCTGCTCAAAGTCATCGAGCGTCTGTGGCTGCTTGTCGGCTGATGCTTTTGGGCTGGTGCCATTCGCTTCTCCCCAAACCCCCGTGTCACCAACCTTGCGGCGGTCTGGCGCGTCTGCTACTTCGTCACCCTCGTCAACGTCTGGCTTGTCATTTTCAATCTCTGGCGGCTTGTAGTCGCCCTTACGCAATAGTTTGAAATTATTAGGTAGCTTTAGCGCGTCAATAATGCTCTCGGTGCTGTAGCCTGCTGCTTCTAGCTTCAAGATGCTGTTAATCCGAATATCATCAGCCTCAGCCTGCACTTTGACCTCGTCAACAACCTGAGGAATAGCAAATTCGTAAGCTATGGCCATACCCATGCCACCAGTGATTCGGTTCAACTCGTGCGTCAACTGTGTGTAGTTGCGTAGCAGTAGTGGATCAACGACATTCTCGGCAAACACCTGCTTTGACACCTGTGCGTTGGCGTACGTAGCTGTGTCGTCAATACCTTTCATAATGGCCGAAACGCCAAATGACGTATCGATCCGCCTATCCACCTGCTTAAATAAGTTCTCGAAGTCAATATCTTTATTTGGTTGCGAGAACGGCACCCATTCAACAGCCGCAGTAGTCGATGGCTTGCCGGTCTTAGAATCAACAGGTCGGTGTGTGTAGGTGACATTGTTATTACTGCCGGCTCCGCGATGAGCATCTTGCAACATCGCTACGCTCTCTTGGAATGATTGCCGTGTTGGTGCGGTAATAATGAACTGACCAGCCGGCACCGCTCCATTCTCGAAAAAGCCAGCCTGGAAATCGGCGATGTAATCATCGAGTGTCGCCCACCGGCGTGAGGCTTCAGACGGCGAATAGCCAGCATACAGATCGTTTGGATCAACACCACCAGGCAATACCAGCACTTCATCTTCAGTAAACGTCTGTGTGCCAACTGTGTATGTTGTCTTGTCGCCAACTCGTGCAACTCGCGGAAACTCCAAGAACGTGAAACCAGCAATATTCTTGCCGCCCTGCCCCATAAAATCACCGCCAGGCTTTGCTACTCCGCCATAGTTGCTCCAAACCAAAATGTACGTCTTCCGTAGAGACAATGTCGAAACGGCTATCTTTTCAGCAAATGCCACCGAACTGTCAGATTTATTCGGGTGGTACAGCGCATTGATGACTTCATGCGGCACTTGCTTACCGTTGCTGTCAATCGCAAACGGCCGCACCGTCATATATTTGTTGGCAATCGTTCGAATATTAGGATAAGCTGTCGCGTAACTGCTGGCTCGGTAATGATCAAACATTGATAATCTCTGAAAAGCGGGGTCAACACCACTCACACGTCGCTCGCCCCTTAATCCCATGGCTGTTTTAATAATTCCCATTTACTTGTTGCTCCTATATAAATAAACCGACCAAAATATTAGCTGCACACCGACAAATACCACTGTGGCGACCTTGCTGCCGTAATATAGCCAAATACAAAACGGCACGCCGACAAACATCAGCAGTCCTATCCACACCTCAATGACAGTATCCCTGTCTGGCTTTTGAAACTTTAATTTGCGCAAAAAGTCTTTCAATTTCATATAATCCTCTAACTGTAAATATACGGATTACATAATTCCGCCCCACTCCATCACCACTTCATGTCGCAATTGCAGCCAAAAACCCATCAATACAGAGTCGAATATGTCAGGCGATTTGCCGAGCCGCTTCTTGATTGATTCCTTAGACTCCAACACAAACACCTTGTCTTTGTACTCGTGGTGGTGCATCTGCGCCTCCTTAATAAACTCATTGAGAAACGGAAAGCTATCGAGGATTTTCACCTTACCACTATCCAATCCCATTGCCAGCATGTATGCCACCTGTGACCGTAAATTGTTAAACGCCATCAACTCCTGTGAATGCTCAGCATCCTCTCGGCTCTTCGGCTCGTCATCGAATGTTAGGAATGGGTCGGGCGAAAAACCAGACTTAAACACCGCGAACTCAGCGCCGCGGTCTTTGCCCCCGTCAATAACACCAACACCGACACCCACACCGTCGACTGCAATATTCTCGTAGCCAATAGAGAAGTTATCTGAATGCTCAATCAGCCACTCGGCTTGCTTGCCGGTCTCTATCTGTTCGTTCGAGTCTTTAGTAATCGTGCCGTCAACCAGCGTCAGATTTTCCCAGTCAACCGCAACGCTACGGTCAACACCATCACGTGCCACGTCGTATCCAGTCGTCTTGCGACCTGGTTTATAACTTTTGACGACAGCCTTGGCAAAGATGCTTGAGCGGAATATCGTTTTGCTCTCGTCTTGGTATTCCCAGTTGTTTTTCAGGTACCGTTCGACCCACCATGTCGGGTTGGTCATCATAGCATCAATATCTGATTGCATCTGCCATGAATCAGACAAGTCAAACTCGACCACGCGAATATTCGGTGGCAGTGGCTCATACTTGCCATTTCCGCCGTACTTCCAACGCATGTATACCTCTTTAATATGATCAACATCGTTTGGATTGAGGGTGATAATAGCGATGCTTGGCTGCCCGTTAGTGTTGCGGCGTCCCTTACGGGATTTAGCCGTAGTGAACATCGTCAGCGACAATTCGTCGGCTTCATCGATATGGCTAGCACTGGCATTGATACCTTTAATTTTCTGCCCGTTCCTGTCTTTCGTCTCGTCCGCCTCCACAAAGCCAATCTTTGAGCCGTTTGGGAACTTAATTTCATAATCTTGGCCGTTGTATGTGTAGTCCTCGCCCTCCTTGAAGTTCTTACGATCAAGCATCGTCAGATACGACGGAATCACCGACCGCTTCGCCGTGCTGATATTCTTGCGAAAGACCGTCCAGTATGTCTTCTCGAATGTGTCGCAAATATCTATGCCGATGTGTGCTGCAATATCTGTTTTGCCTGTGCCCACTGCACCGATCAAATAGATAGTATCGACTTCGGGGCAATCGTTAATAATATCGACAACGCTCTGCTGCTTTGGCTTCAATTCTAGCGACATGAACTACTCGCCTTTCGTTTTACGCGGCTTGATGGTCGAGACAATCTTTGGCGGCTGTTTCTCGCGAACGTTGACATCCAGGTCGACATGGTCAACTGGCTTGCCAAATGCTCGGTCTAGCATGTCCTTAATGGCTTTGTTATCTGGCTTCTGCGTAGCGATGAAATAATACTCGTCGTCTACGCCATCCAGCTCACCATCGAGAAATGCCGCAGTAGTCTCAGGGTCGGTAACTTGCTCTGCCGGTAACCGATTGCCCTTGCGGTCGGTCTTTATAACGAACAGCAGCTGCACGCCTGTCGCCAGTCGGAACTGTGCTTCATATAACTTGTCAGCGTTTCTGGTGATTCGATCTAAAATCCGCTGCTTCTCTTTCATTCGGTCGAGAACCTTTTGAGTTTTTTTACCCTTAACTCCGCCGCTACCTTTCCTGGCTCCGCCATGAGTCGATGGTGACGTACGATTACAACCAGCTACGTGAATATCGTAATTGTCTTGCCGCTTATACTTTCGGCCGCATTTAGGACATGATTTGAAGTCATCTTTCATGATTATAATTCTAGAGATTGACGCGTAGCTCTTTTGGTATTGATTGTTTGGAAACGGCTGAGATGTGCACGCCGTAACTATTTGCGATGAGCTGTGCCTGTATGAGAGTCAGGTCTTTAGTGCTTTGTAACTTACGCAGCATATTTTGGTACGGTTTCTTGTTTCGGTCTTGCCAAGACTGCAAAAGAATGTAGTGCGACAACGGCTTGCATTTTCGCTCGTCGCCAATAATAATTGCCTGTTTTGAAATATAATAAATGGCGACCTGCCCGATCTCTTGACGGCGTCGCCTTGTCTTGTCTTGTCTGTCGATTTTTAGCCATTTGACCATGTTTGTTATCCCTCCTCTACCTCTGAAATATACAGATTAGGCGCTGGCAATCGCGGCCTCCCAACCGCTCAATCTCACCAGCGCCTAGCTATAAAATGCTTTGACTGTTTTATCAAGCAGTCAAGCGTTCCACTTCAGTCATAAACCTCTCAAGTTATTGACTCAATAAACTCAATCGCCGCATCACACCCCTTGCAAACAACGGTCTGAACGCCAGCCTCATTGAGCGTTTTAATCCACTTCTTTTGATTTGTTGATGTTGCACCTCCTTTCTTGCGTTTCATTTCGATGAATACCAAACGATTTGCGTATGTATTGGTATATGATGATAGATCCTCTCGAGGCACATTGTCGCCGTATCCATACCAGACATCCGGCACGACTACGGCCAAGTCAGGCACGCCAGAACTCACGCCGAGTTTCTTATTTTTCGCTTTCTGGCTCCAACTTCGGGTATAGGTTTCATTCGGCACGCGAAAGTGTGGATAGCCTTTTAGTCGCAGCCACTGCACAAATGCTTCTTGTTCTTGATCCTCGGTTGGATTGTCTATGTCTGCGAGATTAGGCATTGCTACTTTCTCCTCTTTTTAGATTCATCTAGCCACTCTCGATACTCGATCTCGTCCTCGATTGCTGGCACGATTAGGACTGTTAGTATTGCGATTGCGAAAATTACCGCGATTATTATGGTCATGATTGTTTCTCTTCTGGCTTCTTAATTCGCACCAGGCGACAATTTGTAATATATGCCCCCATGATGCTTGTCCTATCGCCAGTCCCTAAGGCTCTAAGCGCCGGTAGTCCCACGCCACACATTTCTACAATCTGGCAGACGATGTTAATTTTGTTGCCAGTCTCCGCATCTGGATAGATAACCAAAACATAATCGTGCATCCGCAACTTGTCATCGTCGCCTATTTCCCAATCGTCGTAGGTAAAATGGCTTAAAACCAGGTCGCAGCATGCTGCGTGGTTGTAGTTGTAATCGCTGTGGTCTAGCGGCTCTTTAACGTAGCCGTCCCATAGCGGCTGGCCGCAATTGTGACACTCTGGACGGCCAGCGCAATAGCACATGTCGTGTCCGTCGTTGCATGACAATGCACGAGGGTCGCCTCGCCGTTTTATTTCAGTCATCACGCTCTTTTCTAGTCCTTTTTCAACCTCTGAAGTTTTTGATTGCGTTATTGAGTAGTTGCCGTCTTTATCCAACATGTCGTACCTGCGTAGGATACTAAATGCTGATTCTATGACTGATGATCCACCTGTAGCATACACGCCATCACCAATCACGTAGCCGTATTGATACACTACTTCCAATGCAAAATCGACCAATTCTTCATGCAGCTCTCGTTCGTTCCTATCGACAATTTTCTCGATATCGGCAAGAGCAGAGAGCTTTAGGCTATTCCATTTTGCAGCTGAGTTGGGTTCACCATTAAAACCGCAACAACCGCAACCAGCAAAAGCTCTAGCTGCAAGCCCTCTAAAATTACACTCCAAGCGACGGTCTATCTTTGATTTAACGCTAGATTTCATTGATATCTCCTTTCTCTATGTCCACAAAATTAACAATTTACTTTACATTCATTTTTCAAATTAAAGTAAAATGGTGGTTTAGTTTAATTTCGTTACATCATCCACGTCTCGCCATCGTCATATGGATTAACGCCGTTTATAAACTTGCCGCAATTAGGACACATTGAGGCAGCGTCAGGGTAACTTCCAACACGATACGGCTTTAGCGATGCTTGGTAGGCTTTCCAGTTTTTGCTGTCGCCACGAATAAGCAATATCTCGTCATCGCAACAATCGCGTTTTACCATCCACCTGTCGGTGTCCATATTATCTGTATGGTCAAAGACCCAATTACACCATTCAATTTTAGGGGTCATATTTATCCCCCCATTTTATGCATCGTCAGATTTTATCGGTGCAACGCCAGCCACAATTTCGTTTCCATCCCATGCATAATCTGGCGAGGACTTTATCAAGATTGGCTCGTCATGCTTGCCGACGTGGATCGTAACGCCGCCCATCATACCGTCGCTCTGCTTGAATTGTCGCAGTGCCTCGATAAGCAGTTTAGGATTGACCACAACAGACTTTACAGGAAACGCCTCTGAACTTTTTTGCTCGACGAACGGGCGCGTTTCTGGAAAACGCAGCTCGGTTTGCTCTTGGAATGGAATCTCGGCTTTAATCGGAAAACTCTCATCGATCGGCACCATTTCACCGTACGGATTTGTGCGAACAATAATTTTGCCGTCATGAACATACGCTCGGTCAAAGTCAGTCTTCATGACTTTATCAGCGGCAACGAGAACGCTCTGCGGGATATTCATTGAGCAGACTTTCGCACCAGGCTCGGTGTCAACTTCGCGGCGGATCAGCTTATAACCGTCTGTAGCGATGAGCGTGGCTTTATATATGCCTTTCTCCTGCTCGACAACCTCCAGTCTGACATTCTCCAGAACCTTATTCTGCGGCGTTGGCTTCTGCGCCATTTTATATACAGCGATCTGCTGCTTGGTTAGCGAAACGATACTGCTCACTTCTCCCACCAAAATCCTTTCTGCCCAGCCTCAGTCTCAGACGGCTTATCGTCTTTCAAGCTGCCAGCTGGCTTATTATTTATCTTGACCGCGATATCTACGCTCCGAACGCCGTGCTCCAGCAGCCATTTCTTGGCTCGCTTGGCATCAGATTCGGTAGCGTAGGTTTTCGCGTGCGGTTTGTTTTTCTCGTCGCTCCAGCGAACCGTGAATGCGCAATTCATCAGATACATTATGTAGCCTCCAGTTTCTTGCGTTTGCGGCGCTGCTTTTTGCGAAGTGCTTTTTTAGTCACGACTCCTCAATCTCCAAACCTCTCGTACATACAGTTTTCGTGCATATCTGGATAGTCCTTTCGCTCAGCGTCAGATTTGATGAGTGCCAAATTGCACATACTGCATCTGCCGTACGGTGAGGTTTTTTCAAATTCAGCCAGCTCGTCATCCTGCTTAGGTCTGCGTTTGCTGATTCGGCCGCAAATCCGAGCTGCCTCCCGATTGAGTGCAAAGCCTGTTTTGTCGCCTCTTGACCTCGATCCACCCTTTCTGCCAATTTCACGGTAGAAGTTTGGATTTTTTGCGAGAATTGTTGCGGCGGCTTTCTTACCGCCCGCTTCCGTTCCTGCCATGGCTCTCCTTTCACTTATTAAAATGGTATTTCGCTCAAATCAATTGGCGCGTCGAGGTCGACATCCTCGGTAGCTTTCGCCGCTTGTTTAGTCGTTGTATTTGCTGATTTAGTGTCCTCTTCGGCATATCGTTCTGTGGCTGGCGCGGTATTGCTACCACCCTTTGCGTCGCTCAAAAGCTGGAACTGATCGATGATAACTTCAGTAGCTTTGCGCTTGATATCATCTTTCTCCCAGATTCTCGTTTGCAATCTGCCGGTTATGCCAATTTGCTTGCCTTTCGGTGCATATTCTGCCAGCAGTTCAGCCGCCTTGTTCCAGGCGACGCAATCGATAAAGCTAGCGTCGGCATCCTTGCCGTAGCCGTCAACCGCTAGTGCGAATGAGGCTACGGACTTACCGCTATTTGTCGATTTGACTTCAATGTCGCGGACAACACGGCCGATTAGGGTTACTGTGTTAATTGCTGCCATATTAGAAACTCTTTTCCTCGCGGATTTCAACGCCTGGGATTTCACGTAATCCATTAGCGATAGCTTCGCGGATTAGTTTGTCGCTTGGCTCGCACAAGTAGCGCGGCACTAACTCAGGATTGGTGACCGTGAACACCGTCTTGGTTTTAATGCCAGATTTAACGGCTGGCTGTTGTGCTTTAGCAGCTTTGGCTGCCTCGGCTTCAGCGATTTCCTGTTCGCGTTTACGCTGTGCTGCTAGTTTCGCAGCTTCAGCTTCGTCGCGCTCAGCGGTTGTCAATTCGTCTTTACGTGTCAACAGTTCGTTGATGGCTTTAGTGAATGCCAGCTTGATTTCAGCGTGGTTTTGGTCAGCTTCAGATAGCTCAGCGAATATTTGCTTCAATTCAGCGCCTTTTTCATCGCAGGCTTTTTGGCTACGTAGTGATTTGGCGTTGGTAGCGAACTTGGCGCAGATAGCGTCAACGCGTGCCGCTTCCTCTTTTGCTAGCCGCTCCTGTTCCTCCTGGTAGGCTAGAATCTTTTGGCTGATATTCTCTAGTGCTTCTTCAGCTGGTGCGAGTACGTCTTTTTCAGCGTCGATAAATTGCGACTTGACACTGTCGAAGTTGCGAGTGATCGCCAACCGTGCGTTTTTGACTTCAGTGCGGTGCGAGGTGATCAGCTTACGGATTGCAATTGCTTCTTTAGCAGTAGCGTCGTCAGTGATTTCTTTGGCTTTGGCTTGCTCCAAAAGCTCTTGAGATTTGATTTTGAACGGCGATGTCGTAGCGACCTGCGAATCGACGTATTCTTGTAGTTGTGACGTGTATCCTCCTTTATTTCCTGTCTGCTTCAGATTTGCCCAAGCGAGCATCTGTCATTTCGACACGTGAGCTTGGAATGGTTGGCTTAGCGGCTGCTTCGATTTGCTCTCGGCTTGCCAATACTGGTGCTGCCGTAATCCACGCGTACTCAGCGTCACCCCGAACGCCATCGACGATCTTCGTAAAGTCTGGTTCGATGTAACGTCCTAGCCTACCAGTGCGGTCTTTTGCGACGTATTTGTCGCTGGCTGGATCAACGATGATCAGTCGCTTGGTGTCACCAGTTTCGCTATCATTGATCGTTGTCATGTAGCCGACGATATCCACCAGGTTGACCAGTTCCTCAGATAGCCTTGTGGCTACCATTGGGCGTTTAATAACTCGGCCATCATCGTCTTTCTCTTGAACATGAGCCACGATAACGATATGCTTACCGCTATCACGCATGGTTTTTAAGAACGTTCGCATGGTTGATTTCAACCAGCCCCAGCCCGCCATTGTCGGGTTGCCGTCACGCTGGACTAATTTGCTGTCGGCTCTATTTCGCATGTAAGCTATCAGCTTCTCCATCAGCTCGCCAATTGGGTCGATGATCACTGTATCGTAGTTGTCAGTGAGTGCGATCTGCATAAACTCCTGCATATCATCCCATTTTTCGATCAGCGCTACGTCGGCTGCAATGCCGCGAAGTCCGAAGTATTTGCTGCCGTTCTCGCAGTCAGCGATAATCGGTCGTGGTGCGGTGGCTGCAAACGTTGTTTTACCAACGCCGCCCTCGCCATACACAACCATCAGAATCGATGGTTTTTCGGTCGGATCTAAACTATTAAAGACTTTCATATTCTCCTTTCTTTTACAGGCTCCAGTCGCCCAGCTCCCTCACCTCCTCGATGAGGAAATTCGGCTCGCTGTCGCCAAACTTTATGATTTCGTCAACACACGTACGCAGCTTGCGTTCGCCGGCTTCAACAAAGTCGATGCCGGCAATCATGAATTGCACGCGGTATGGTGCAACGGTTTCAACCACACAATAGGCAAACTTGACTAACGCCGGATCTAGTTCTAGGCTTGACGCCGTCACTAGTGTATAAACTGCTGACTGTAAATCGTAGTGCATTGACTGCGCGGTTTTGAAAAACTTGTCAAACTTTGCGGTAGTTTTCAGATCGGTTATCATGGCAGATTCATTAGTGCGAATCAGTACATCAGCCTTACCTTTCATATCTACGCCGTCGGCAGTGCGAGCGTACATTTCGTGCTCAAAGGTTGCGCCTTTGGCGAAAATGTATTGCTCCGCCAACGGGTGATTCTCGATATTTTTCAAAATCTGATCAGCAGCCTTGAACATGTCTAGAGTGATAATGTGTTTGCCAGCGGCTTTCTGCTCGTCACGCCACGCTTTGGATTCTTTCGAGTAGAAGTTTTCAAACGGGCTGATAGCGAACTGATCTTCACCACCGAGCACTAGCATATGGACCAGCTGACCAAGATCGATAGCTTTACTATCTAGGTCTGGCAAGTCTCCGCGTTTAGCGGCAACTGCGTAATCGATACCATGATCGAGAATTAACTTCATTGACGAATATGACCACTCTGGTCGGCTATAGTAAGCGTCTGCCACTTACGCCTCCCCTGCCAAAGCACGGTCGAGAAATGTCGGATCGATTAGGTTTTCTAATTTTTCAAACAAACTATTTTCGTCCATAAAACTTACCCTCAATCCACTTCATTCCTTTGTCGAAAATCCGCAACCACTTCGCTGCTTTGACCGACTTGTCGAAGTCACGGTCGTCCAACTTGCGCAGCCTGTCAATCACCCTATTGATAGGCTCGCGCTTATGTACCGTCACCAGTTGAACTTGTGACGGTATCACGTTTACGTGTATCTTCATCGCCAAATCTCCTTTCGCGATTTTAATTCTTGGATAGTTTCGTCGAACACGCCGTTGGCGAACAATACGACCGCCAGCACCGCGATTGCCGCGAACTGCACCCACCAGAGGCGCAAGTCTGTTGGCTCGCTGACTGCAATTAGCGCCGCCGGTAAACCAACTACCCAGCTAATGATTTTTTTGATCTGTTTGTTTTTCGCTGCCATTTTTCAGCTCCTTTCGTTTTACGTACAAGAGTGCTCGCAGTCACTCTCATACTTGTTAGATGTCTTCGCCTGTACATCCTGACAAAATTGAACGTGGTTGCTAATTATTCCTAGCCAACTCTCCGTTTTTTGCCAAAAACATACCTCTGACGTTTGATGAAGCTACAAATGCTGAACGTACAGGATTTCTAGCCTCATTTTTACGTCAAATAAAAAAAGAATCGACGCGAAGTCGATTCATGGTTGATAGATTTGACTAACAGAGGTGGTCGCTGTTTATATCATGTAAGATTATTTCGTGATATGATTATATCACGCGCAAGTCATTAATTGTCAGCCCGTAGGTCAATCAGTCTCTCAATAAACTTATCTTCACTAGACAGAGACTTCGGATTGATACCAAGTTTACCCGTAATCTTACTATTTATCATATCGTAGCGTCGCTTGTGTAAATCCCCCAAGACCTCTTTCGCAAGACTGACTATTTTCATTCTCTCGACACGTTGACGAGTCGTCTCTTTCTCTAGGTTGTCTTTGCCAAAACCCTGAGACTGTAGATATTTATAAGCAATATGGGACACTTCACCCGTACGCGCGCGACGTCGCTCGTCTTTTGTAATAAACTGTATTTCAACTGGAACTTCAACATCATCAACATCCACAGCAAATGTTACTTTAGATATTTCATAGATAGAATATCCTCGTTGTTCGCGCTTTTCATCGGTATCAATTTTTACCAAATACTCATCCGAACCAACACCCAATTCACGAAGATTCTGCTCCACGGCATCAACATATTCCTTAGTTCCCTGGATATATACAGGTCTGTTTTTACTCCGAGCACATACTGGTCTAAACTCCTTCAACCTATCAGCAATAAAATGCGCAAAATCACAAGCTGTCGTTTCACGATCTCTAGATATCACCATCATACCGACAATATCCATAATTCCGTCACCGCCCTTAAGTTTATCCGCAAGCGATCCTACAGTTTTAATACGCCAGTTTCCAGCAACCATATTGCCATATTTGGTATCAGCCGCAAATTCCCCCATGTGAGTAGAATATTCGCCAGAATCCTCATCTTTACGAATAGCGTAATTGATAGTACCGTCATTTACACCAAATATCTTGTCTGCAATTTTGTCCATGCCGACCTGTAGAACCCTGTCTTGTATCTCTTTAGCACTTTTAACAAGGTCTTCCTTACCTTGACCAATTAGTCGTCTTACTTTAGCCACGCTACGTAGTTCTGCAGCAAAAGCCTCATATCCCATCGCCTCAAGAATTGGAGCATAGAATGACTCAGCTTCCAACACGTCCTGTAAAACTGCAGACTCCCTCTTTGACGACGGATACTGCAAATTATCCATTATCTCGGCGCCTTTTATTATAAACGCCTCGATATTAACCTTATCCATTCCCATTCTCATATGGTCAAGATCTAACAATGGCTGAGCAACCCTCCATTGATCTGGAGAGACTTTGCCCATGTACCTCTCAGCGACCAGAGAGTATGCCTCTCGATAATCATCGTTAGACTCTTCTTCGGCGATTTTAGCCATTAACTTACGATGATGCGCCGCGTTTTGCTCAATTTCAACCATATCGGCTAGTAAGCATGCGGAGTATTTCAACTGATCATGGCTAATATTCTCATCATCCATAAACTCATAAAGTGCATCTGTGGCATTCCTAGCCCACGTATCGTTATATTTTGTGCTCTTTTTATTAAACATCCTATCAGCAACGTCGTGAATCAATGACAACGAAGCTGCCTCTGGCGGTAAATCATCACTCGTATATGCTTTTACGATCTTATACACTCGGTAAGCATGATCCTTAAAATCTTCGCGCTCACCTTCAGTGCAACTAATATAGCCGTCTAAAACCTTACGGCATGACTCATGAAAAACCTCTTCTGCGGGTATAATCTCTTTTTCGTTCAAAATACAATTTTCACTTGACACAACCCTTGCATTATATCATAGTAATGGGAAATTATCAAGCCCTGGATTATCTACGCAAAATAAATCCGCATCAATTCGCGCGCTACTCTGTCGGCATCGTGACGAATCAAATCGCTGTCAGGTATATGATTACCGTGTCTCATAAAAATTAGCTCACTCATATTATACACTTCCTAATGTATCTCATAATCTCAGCAAAATTAGCAAAATCATGGTGATAGTCTTGTACTTTATCAAATTCTACAAACTCTCTGGCTGATGATTCGTGCGAAGCTACAAAATCATCTATTCGTTTTACATCGGCCAGAAAAAGCAGCTGATATGCCCTATCAGGGTATCTATCGTTATATTTAGAATGAAATAGCTTTTCAATATGCCAAGCACCAATCAATTTTAGAGAATTTAGCTCAACGGATGTTTCCTCGTACACCTCGCGCCGCGCACAATCTTCTGGCGTTTCTCCTAATTCCATACGGCCACCTGGCAAACCCCAGCCACGCGGTGGCTTGGCCAGAAGTATTTTATTTTCATGAACTGCACAAACCATACACGATGTCACAAGCGAGGAATCGAAAATATCTTCACACGGACAAAATTGAGCTTTCGTCGACTTGTCTTTGCCCCAAAAAACAGCTGGAAAACTATTGTCAATTTTCATTCAATGCATAATTCCTTCGCATATTTTATGATAGCACACGGCACGTCTATACCATAATCCGACGCATCAATCCTCGCTGCCGGATTAACCTCAAGAATTGAAAAGTTTTTGCCGTCCATTAGGCAAAATAAATCCGCATCAATTCGCGCGCCACTCTGTCGGCATCGTGACGAATTAGACTACGTTGAGCCGCTAACGGATCGCTGTTGGAGTTCGTATTGACCCACACGTCATCAGCAATCAAACGCTTGCCCGACGCATAATAATGCTTTTTCTTCAGCAACTCCTTATCCCACTCAACCAAATATTCGCCGTCGTGAGCATATTTCTTTATCAATTCCTCTGGCGGACGATGGTTATTGTAAAGCACATAATCCATATTCACCCCTGAAAATCGCTCAATTTCATCCGCAAAATCCGCCACGGTAAATCCATCAGTCTGCGTTGGTTTTGTGACCAAATTGCAAACATAGACTTTCTTCGCCTTCGTTTCAGCAAGCGCCCGCG